AGAGATTGTGAAAGAAAAAATAGAATGGATAAGGTTTACAAACTAAAAGAATGGAGAGAACTTCGAGATATAGTTTTAAAGGAATCTCACAACGAATGTTATGATTGTAAACAACTAGGAATTATAACCTTGGGAACTGATGAAGAACCTCTAGAAGTTCATCACATTAATTTTGTAAGAGTAAGACCTGATTTGTTTTTATCCAAGTTTTTTATAGACAAAGATGGAAAAATCAAACCCAATCTAGTGGCATTATGTCATAAGTGTCATGACAAAAGGCACAATAGATTTAGTTCTTCTAGTAATGACTTTATTAATGATGAAAGATGGTGATAATGTGGTACGAAAAAAGAACAAAATTTTAGACTTGAAAAATTCAGAACAGTATCAGAAAGTAAAAAAATCTTTGATTCAACAACTTTCAGATGAAGAAAAAAATATTTCAGATTATTGTTTAGATATAATAGACCATTATATGGCTCTATGGACCACATCAAAGGCACTGGAATCAGACATAGAAGAGCGAGGAGTTACTATTAGTTGGGACAATGGTGGGGGACAAAAGGGAATTAAAAAGAATGATAGTATTGCTGAATTAAATAAAACAATTCAGCAAATGTCAAAGTTACTAGAATTGTTAGAAATAAACCCTAGTGATTCGGTAAGTGATCCAGATGGAGACAACTTATAAGACCCCATTTCCAAAAGATGTAAAAATTTACATTGATAAAATAAAAAAATGTCCTAATGTAGTAAATAAAGAAAGACTTTTATTAGTAGAATATTTAGAATATGTATTTCAAAATGAAGAATTGGTTTATTCAGAAGAGCAGATATTAAAATATTTTAGTTATGAAAAATATTTTCCTCATGCTCTTTTTGAATGGGAAAAATTTTTGTTTGTTTTACATTATTGTGTTTTTAGAAAAGATGGTCTTCCAAGGTGGTCAGATTTATTTTTATATGTAGGAAGAGGAGCAGGTAAGAATTATTATCTATCATGGGAAGATTGGTGTGCAATAACCCCAACCCATGGAATCATGGAATATGATATTGATATCTGTGCTACATCTGAAGAACAAGCTATGACCACTTTTAAAGATATTTACAATATTTTAGAAAATGAGACAGACCCAATTAGGAAAAGAATATTTAAAAAAAATTTCTATTGGAATCAAGAGAAAATAGTGAATAAAAAGACCAATAGTACTATTAAATATAGAACTAACAATGCAAAGAGTAAAGATGGGCTACGAAGTGGAGCAGTCAATTTTGATGAATACCATGCTTATGAGACTTATGATAACATCCAAGTATTCAAGACTGGTTTAGGTAAGAAAGAAAATCCCAGAACTACTATAACAACAACAGATGGAGATGTTAGAGATGGTCCTTTAGATAAGAAAAAGAAAACAGCTTTAGATATATTAAACCGTCGAATCCCAGATAATGGACTACTTGTTTTCATGTGTAAATTAGATGATGAGAGTGAAGTAGAAAATATTGAAATGTGGCAAAAAGCCAATCCATCTTTGGAATATAGACCTAGTTTATTAGAGGAATTGAAAAAAGAATATGTAGATTATCTTGAAGACCCAATAAGTAATTCTTCTTTTATGACTAAAAGAATGAATATTCCTAAAGAAAAAGATGACACCCATATTACTTCATGGGAAAATATTTTAGCAACAGGTGAAGAAATAGGAGAAGATGGAAAAATTGCCATCAGAAATGTTCCAGATTTAACTGGAATGAGATGTGTAGCAGGAATAGATTTTGCTTCATTTTCTGATTTTGCTTCCATTTGCTTAATATTTAAAAAAGATTCTACTTATTATACTATTAAGCATTCATGGATATTGAAAAAATCACGAGATTATCCAAGAATAAGAGCACCTTTACAAGAATGGGAAGCAAAAGGATTGTTGACCATTGTTAATGGAGATGAAATAGATCCACACTTATTGACAGAGTGGTTACAATTACAACAATTAAAATATAAAGTTATAGCGATAGCAGCAGACCATTATCGATTTACACTAATTGAAAAAGCTTTTAAAGAAATAGGATTTGATAGTAATGATAAAGAAAGAGTAAAAAGAGTAAGACCAAGCGACATAATGATGGTAGTTGATACTATATCCAGTGCTTTCAATACTAAAAAAGTAGTATGGGGAGATGACCCACTAATAAGATGGGCTGCATGGAATACTAAATTAGTACTAGCTAAAAATGATAATTATGTATATGACAAGATAGAGCCAAAGTCTAGAAAGACAGACTCATATATGGCTTTTGTACATGGAATGGTATTAACTTTATCAATAGAATTAGAGAAAAAACCTATGAAATTTATACCAATTATTAAATTAGGCAAGGGGTAGGAGGTAGTTATGAGATTATGGAAAAAACGAGATGAGGATATTTTTGACTATCTTGACAGTAAAGTAGATAGGGCAAAATTGCAATCATGTTGTTCTCATGAAATAAATGAAATTAATTTTTTAAAATTAGCCGTATATATTGTATCTACTTATATTGCCACTGCTATTTCTACTTGTGAATTTAAAGTATACAATAGCGATGGTTTAATAAAAGATATTAATTATTATAAACTAAACGTATCTCCGAATCCTAATGACACAGGAACTAAACTGAAATATAAGATGGTTAAAGAATTGGTACAAAATGGTGAATCGTTAGTAGTACAGTATAAAAATAATTTATATTTTGCTGAATACTTTGGATATGCAAGTGAATCAATTTTAGGTTATGAATTTGATAATGTAACTATCCAAAATGAACCAATAGCAAAGGAGTTTAATAGAAAAACTTCTTTTTATTTTTCGTTTGATGATGAAAAAGTGAAGTCACTGCTAGATACAATTGATGTTAAATATAAAGAATTACTATCTTGTGCAACTAAAGTATATAAGAATTCATTAAGTAATAAATGGAAATTAAAGATAGATACTGCTAAACAAATAGATGAACAGGAAACTAGTATGAAAAAATAGAAAATTAAATAATAAGGGTTCGTAAAAATAAAAGTTTTGAACCCCTTTTATAATCGTGCCAATTAGATATGAACTCAAATTTAGAGTTTAGATATATATTTTAGGAGGAATATAAAAATGGAAAATGAAATTTTAGAAATATTAGAAAAGATATTTTTGATATGGTATCTCAATCTTATAAAATGCCTGTTTCCATGATGTATGGAAATGTTACTAATTTAAAAGAAGTTATTAACCAGTTTATTACTTTTGCAGTTAAACCATATGCTAGTTTAATTGGTGAAGAAATTACGAGAACACTTTATACAGAACAAGAAATATTAGATGGAAACAGAGTGGAAGTAGATATTTCTTCTATTAATTATAAAGATATTTTTGATATTGCTAATGGTATTGATAAATTAATATCTACTGGAATAGCAAATATTGATGAAACTAGAAAAATGGTAAATTTACCTGTTTTAGATACAGAATTTTCTAAACAATATTGGATGACAAAAAATTATTCAAAAATAGAAGAAGCTGTGCAAGAACAGTTAGTACCTAATTCAAGTAGTAATGAAAGTAATAACAATTCCGAATATAGCAATTTGGAAGGAGGTGATGTTCATGAAAAAAAATAAAAAGCAATATTATTCTTTAGTTCAAAATGAAGAGGAAAAAAGTGCTGTATTAAATATTTTTGGAGATATTACTTCCTTTCCTTGGGAATCCGTTGGTGAAGTTTCTAATTTTTTATTATCAAAAAAACTAGAAGATTTGAGTGATGTAAATATAATAGATGTTTACATTAATAGCTATGGTGGAGAAGTGGCAGAAGGTTTGGCAATTTATAACGCTTTAAAGCGTCATAAAGCTAAAATTGTAACTCATGTTGATGGGTTTGCTTGTTCTATAGCCAGTGTCATATTTATGGCTGGAGATGAAAGAATTATGCCATCAACTTCATGTTTAATGATTCATAATCCTTGGCTTTATACAGCAGGTAATGCTCAAGAGTTAAGAAAACAAGCTGATGACTTGGATGTGATAGGAGAATGTTCTATTAATGCTTATATGGAACATTGCAAAATTACAAAAGAGGAATTAAAG